TGTTTAGGCCATTATATTGTTGTTTGCCTTGCTGAATGTAAGGACTCAAATATTGATTAATTTGGCCGGGAATTTGATCCATATCGCCCATAGCCGCATCTGCCGGGTTTTTATAATCCCCGAACATTCCGGCTAATCCGGCTCCTGCCATACCAGCGCCGCCTGCGCCTGCCCAGCCTTTCCAGTCCATACGTAATTCCTTTTACGTTAAGGTGAAGGTCTTTGTCGCGGTCACAATAGGTGGTCCAATTGAGACTAAGACAATGCCTTTAAACTGATTATTTGTACTATCATATATGATATTGCCGATAGACTCACTCACATCGCCTAACAACGCAATGTCTGAGGCTATTTTCGGAGGCACTACAATACCCTCCGGCTTGAAGTTAGTTTGTAACGCCATAGTCAACTGCTGAAAATACAATTTCCATGCAGATGAAATATTGCCTTGCTTATCCACCAATTGATCATCGCGTGGTAAGTCAGGAAAGATTGCCTGTTGTTTATTTCGTGGGCTCGTCATTGTTTTATATTTACAACTCCGTCTGTTACAACAAACCGTCCTAAACCCCAAAACCTAAACTGACATACAAGGTCGTTTGAGATCCCCAATTGCCAAAACGCCAACTTGAATTTACGCTGCCCAATCGGAGGTAAATCCACTTTGTCGTAGCTACTAAAATGATCCCCACCGTCAATTGAAATAGAGAAATCAACACGCGGTGTGGTGTGTTCAATGAAGTCTTGCTCTGCAATCAAATAAGCAAATCCGTCTGGATCACCTTGTTCGGATACCATTTGATCGCCCGCTTCGGTGATATAAAGTTCTTCATCTTCTGTTTCCAAGAAAATAAAATCGCCTTCGGTAATATATTTTTTTCCGTCTTCGGTAATTAAATAAATCGGACCGAGGTCTTGTTCTAAGTAATCTGTTTCACCCGTTTCAATTGTGAAACCACAATCGGTTGCGACAAAATATTCTTGTTGAACATTACGCACATTTTTACATGTTCTAATACGCGGAATTTCTTCACCATCATAGGTTGTAAAGATAGTGTCGAAAGCATATAAATTACCGTTGTTTCGAGTTATGAAATAATATTGGTTATTGAAGAATGCCACGACCGATGCAATAAAATAATTCCCTTTATCATCACAAGCGTGGTAAATCTTTTTCGTTCCGTCTTTTAAAAAGTCTACGAAGAAAGATAAATTATCCGAGTAGAAATTAATGTGATAAAAGATATGACCGTCTTGTCGGTAAATAAAACCTTGTGAGTCTTGTGGGTTTTGCATGTTCGATAAAACATAATCAAAACCATCCGTCGTAATCTGTTGTGGCATTCCACCCTCAGAGTACATAACAACCGGACCACCTTTTTCATTGATACCAAGCCATACGACTAATTCATCCATTGAGGCTATTGTTTGCGGGCTTAGGCAACCATAGTCCACATTGAATGACGTATTTCGCTGGTAAGGGAATAATTGATAACCAACGTCAAACCAAGGCTCAATAACGGTGCTACCAAATACTAAGATCATGTTTCCTTTACTTGGGAAACGCACGACGGCCTGAGTGTTATCAGGTTTCGTTTGAAGCAGTCCAATGCTAGCCGCATCATCAGGCCACACGGTTCCGTCATTTTGCGCCGACAAACGCCATGTATTATTTGCAGGCGGCGAATAGAAACCATCTGCACGCGCGGCGCATAGAAAATAGGTATCGTGGAAATCAACAAATCCCGGGATAAATGAGGTCGTTACTATCCGAAAAGCGGGTGTGAGTGTCGGATCATAAATATAAAGCGACGTATTATCCGAAATTAAAATTTGTGGTTTATTATTTTCGGTAATGTAGACAATACCCGTCGTTGTTTGTAATTCGCCAATTTTAATAGCTTGCGAAAACGTAACAGCTTGCTGTCGTTGGTTAAATGTAATCGTAATCAGATAAACATTGCTATCGACTACGGTTATCAATCGATTCAATTTTATGCTGGTATGAAGTCCGCGACCTTCTTTTCCATTTCCAAGTGTTGTGAACGGAATAGCAAGCTTATAGCCCGAATAAGGCACCATCCATCCGTCTGACATAAACATGTTGTAAGTTTTTTCAATTGAGATCGTTGGGTAACGACCAAATGTTGAAGATCCTACGATGTTTAGGGGGATCGCTTGGGAGTTTGCCGTTCTATTTATCATTACGGCCTCCAGCCATGCCCGATATTTACGTCTCCGAAGTTAATGCCGGTTCCGACGGTCAATATTGAGCTTTTCCTGATAGATAGGTCGGGAGGACTTACATCCATTAAGGTGCGCTGTAAGGCCATCAAAATACCCTTAGATTCAGGGTTCATTAAGATGCCGTACTCAGAACACATATATTGCGCCAACGCATACCGTAAATATTCAAGGTAAGCGGGGTCGTAAATAGTTAATAGGTCGGTATCAAGCGTGACATTCTGCAAGCCAAACTTACCCATAATCTTAATAGGGTATTCGCCTGCAGGCTTGAAATAGAGGTAAATAGAACCGCCGCCCAAGGAACGGTTAAAATACCAATTCGAGGGCAAGCTATTAATATCGTCGACACGTCCTGTGCCGAAGTATGCCGACCGCGTTGTGTAATCGGTCGGATACCGTACCGTCCCTATGTTGAAAGTTAGCGTTTCAACCGCATAGAGATTCGGTATAAAGTACGCTTCTTGCCCTATTACCGCCGGGAACTCGTAATAAGTCCAGTAGGGTATTAAGTCAATCTGGATTGATTTCCAATCCAGCAGCGCATTTAAAAGAAAAAGGCCATCCGTGGCTTGGTCGCCCGATACGCTTTGCAGCCTACGAGCGACTATCCCTGATAGATACCAAGAACGAGTAACTAATTGTCGGGCTGTATATGACATTTAAACCCATCCTTGATGTCATCCATTCTTCTCATTACGCAAGAGTTAAGTAGTAACCGTATATGGATAAGGAAGCCGCATCGCCGGATACAGAGACTTTGTAGTCCACTTCAGGCTTGCTGCTTGCTACACCACAGTGCAATACGACTAGATCAGTTTGCGCAATCCCTGCAGCACGCCCTGTAATCGTGACCAAGTTAGCGGTGGCGCTGCTTCCTGTTGGTCTAAACTGCAAGGTGTCACCCTTCGCCGCAGGAATGAATGTCACAATACCTAGGGCAATGACAAACGGATCTGTGGTTGTTGGGATTGCAGTCGATAAGTCAATTGCTGTGAAAGTGGTCGCATTGCCACCCGACAACACAGAGATCGCTGGTTGCAAGAAAAAGCCTTTAGAACTCGACGCGTTTAATATGGTAGCTGCAGTGAAATGCACGGATGCATCGGTTGGAGCCATACCAATCAAACGATAGGAGTCATAGCCTAGTGGAATTAAAGGCGCTGCATTGCTCCACAAGCTAATTAAAGCAGATGGGAGTTTTTTTCCGGTGGAATCAGCAATCGCCCAAACTGCATAGTTTGTGCTAGCCACTAATACACCTGAATCAAGCCCACCCGCACCTACGTCCGCTGAGTTAATATAAAAAGCATCATCGTAAGGAATATCTAGGGTGTCGGTTGAATCACGGCATTGACCGGGCGCAATGGCCAGGACAGTCGTTGAAGCAACAGACAAGTTCATACCGCTTATATATAAAAACGGTAAAGTTTCAACTGGTACGTTTTGAATCGACATGTGCGTATCCTCTTAGTCCTTTAAGTTAAGGGGAGGCATTACCCTCCCCATCCATCTTTAAGCCTGAGACAAGGGCACAATGACGCGCATACAGTACTGCTTCACAGCAAGTGAACCGTGTACTTCGTCATAGATAATACCCTTTTGGTTCGCGCCTAAGACTGACCCGTAAGTCATACGTAAGGACACGGCTGTTTCAGGATCGTATTCGTTCGCAGTGTCGAACGGACGTTGATCAGGTAATTGTGGCATTGCGATATAGAACGCATCGCCGCCAACAATGAGACCCGCTTTATGGGAAGGAAGGAACGTAACCTGCATGCCGGGTTGCAATGCTTGGTTTAAGTTTTGTGCTTGGCCGCCAGCCCAATTTAAAGGCCACGCCAAGTCAACTGTCACCAAACCGCCTGCGGTGGATGCAGCGTCTGCAATCACGCGATTCTGAACCTTATTAGCAGACACTTTGTGTCCGATATAGGTTAAGTAACGCAAACTGCGGAAGCCGGTCACGCCGTCATTAAACTGGAACATATCGCCCCGTTTAATAGCGTCTGCATCGGATGCGCTAGCACCGCTGAATGTAAGCTGAGTTACATTCTGACCTGTTGGGTCATTGGTGCTTACTAAGGTCAGCACTTGGCCTAATTCGCCCACATTCCCTGCGAACTGAATAGGTAACAAGTTTGACTGATAGTATTTAACGCGGGGTGTACCAAATTCGCCAATTTCCCAGCTCATAGCGATTTCATTGTTACGCTCTGGAGCGAATTGGTTTAAGCCGGTTCCGACGATAGCAGGATAGACCGTATCAGGTAAGTAAACTTTGATACCGTGTGAAACGGAGCCAAAGTTTTTAAACAGCATGATCATTTGAGCCAACTGGTTATAGCTGGTCAATTGGGTTACGCCGTCACCAAAATAACGGAATGGTCCGGATTCTGTATGGTATTCGCCGGTTGGGACAGATTGTCCGTCAGCGTCGACAACCATAACAGGCACGGCTGAGATACAGTTCAACGCTAAGTTGCCTTCAACCTCGTTCGCCAATTCGGTTAAGAAGGATTTACCGAATACTTCAATGTACTCGTCTTCGCCCTTTTCCAAATTGAAAATACGTTGTTGTGCGGTAACCGTGAATGAGCTGTTGAAAGCCTGATCGCAGGTTAGTGTTTCCACTTGTTGGATTGCAGGTTGCCATTTGACAACGAGACCAGCAGATGTGGTTGCACGAGGTGGGGTATCGAACGTTACGCTACTTCCCAAGTTAGCTTGGATTTTCTCGAAATCCTTAAACTTGGTGTTAGCGGTGCTAACGAAGCAGCATAAGTTCTGTAACAAGCCTAAAGACGATCTTTGATACGTCTGTACTTGTTGCAAAATATTATCAGCATACAAAGCCATTGTAATTGCTCCTAACTATTAATCCCTTAAATAGTTCGGATAACTACGGTGCCCTATATTCGGTATTTGGCTTTATAGTCCTTTACCGACAATGCACCTTGATTACCCGTTCCGGCGTTAGAAGGTGGCATTTGACGTAATGGATCATTGGGGGCTTGGTATTTTGAGCCTGTCGCATTGTCCTTTATAGACTGCGATAGACGCTTTACCTCGGCTAGAGCTAGTTTAGGGTGACGCCCTGCTCGGACATCGATGTCGATTAGATTTTGAATCGCGCCTATTTTGGCTGGATTCTTGGCTAATTCGTACATCACCTCTGCCGTATTATCCACCATATTCGCTAATTGAACGTGGTAGGGAATACTACGAAGGTCAACTTCGCCCATTACCTTATCAAAGTCTTGTAAATTGCTTTTGCCTGCTTCGAGCTTTGTGAAGAATTCAGACGCAATCCGTTGCGCATCTTGCTCTTGAGCTTGGACACGGGATTCCGTAATCCATTGCTCCCTTAAACGCTGAGTTTCTTCGGCGGCCAGTTTCCTGACGTGGTCTTCTGAGGTTACGCCTTGAGGCTGTTGCGGCGCTTGGTACTGCGGCTGATAAGGCTGCTGGTAACCTTGCGGCTGCTGTTGAGGTTGGTAACTGTGCGACGCCACAGAGGTGTCACGCTTATACCGCTCAATTGCCTCGGACTTAGCTCGTCCGACTAGGTCGTTTACTTCTGACTGTCTAAAAGTTCGTTCACTTTCGGCTGGCGCTGATGGTGCTGGCGTTGACGAAGGTGTGCTAACAGGTGCTGGCGCAAAATTACTCGAACCTTGTGCCTCTCCATTTACCATTTCTGTCATGTGATTCCCTTCTGACTGTTAACCCCGTCACGGTAGTGCCTCTCATATCGCAAGAGTCTCGGCTATGTTTGTCATCATCCTGATAACAACCCCATAAAGGGCACGTCTAGCTACGTTGGCTATTACCCCGCCACGGTGTGAATGGTTAGCTGACCATTTCACCCCTGCTTACGCACAGGTCTCGTCTATTTATCCCCGATAGATCGGTTACGATCAGTTTATCATTGACAACATTCTTGTCAACAGGTAGTGTGTGCAACTTTTTGTTTTAAAGTTCACGCCAGCACTTTTTATGGTACTGGCGACCCTTCCAATCATTATGCAATTTACCATTGCGCCGTTTATTACCAATGCTCACAAGGGCTTTACCGCATTTTTTGCATAAAGGTTTAGGCTGATCTTTTATTGATTTCATCTTGGATATACCATGCGGCTTTCTTTAGGTCTTCAAGAGTTCGTCCCTTTAATTCGCAACGCCACAGGTACTTCATGGCATTGCCAATATTGAAGCTAAGGTGCCGGGTAACATCAATGCACTCAATGCGACGTCCACAGGAGCATTTCGCATCGCTGTTATTATAATGAGGTGGGTGGTTTACCACTAAATCTTCAACAAATTGTGATGCGGTTTTTCCACTTTCATTCAGTCGTATCATTGATTCCTGAATCTTGGCGAATGCCCCTTGATTATTCTCCATACCAAGCTTTGCGTATTTGCTATCGACCGCTTGTGCTAGGCTTATTTCACCTTTCGCATAACGATCACGCATCTCTAAGAAACTTTCTTCTTCCGATGTTCTATCAGCAGACAAACTCATTAAAGAATCTCCCTTATTTCTTTTTAAACCCTTTTAGCGTCTTAGCAAGATTAGCCTCTTTTCTAATAGTAGGACTTTTACTATGTTCGGCCTTTGCTAGTTTCTTTGCAGGTATTTTCTTGCCTTGTGGCACACCCAATTCCCGGTGCAGTTTGCCCGGATGCTTGATTGCTCCCTTGATCCATTTCTCGGCCATACTCACTCTCCTTATTCGCTATTCGCGAATCGCGAATGCTATCTTCATACCAACCATAACCAATTCTCCCGCCGCGTAAATGGGGAGGGAGCTTAGGTTTGGGCATTACTTCTTCTTACCCTTAATATTACCCTTATCTTGAGGTTTACCCTTATTAGCCGTTGAATTTGGCTTAACAGGACGCATTGGTTCTTCATACGAAGGTTTAACAGCGCGGCTTGGCATCGGTGACTTCTTTCTCATTTCTTTTTCCCCTTAGAGTTTGATTTACGAGCTTGTGAATAGGCTATAGCAACGGCCTGCTTTTGGGGCTTGCCTGCAGCTATTTCCGCTTTAATGTTGCTGCTGAAACCTTTTTTAGATTTAGCAGCCTTTCCAGAAACTAATGGCATATATTACTCCTTAACAATCCAATCGTTTGCTTGAATATCTTGAACACTTGGCACGTAAATTGCAGCGTTAACAACAGCACTGTCATTTCGGGAAGGAATAGACCATATATAAGCTTGTCCCGGCAAAATACTAACAGCATAAGCTAGCCAGCCGGTTCGCATTAAACGTTTGCCCGCTTGCATATTTCCCACCGCGTCTATGAAATTCATCATTAATGCACGCTCCTAGCTTGTTGTGCTTGTTGTGCCATTTGACGGTTTTCGCTATGCACTTTGTGATGCACCTCAATCGCGTCTTTAAAGTGCCTGTGCGCCATGTCTTTCTTTTTCATTGCCAAGTCTACCTGTTTCGAGAATCGTTCTGCCTCGGCCTTTATGCGTTGTGTTAAACCTTGGTCTTGAGCAATAGCCGCATCGGTTAATAGCTTCATTTGGTCTTGCTTTAACTTGGCCACGTCGATCTGGAATTGGGTTTGTTGGTTTTGCTGCTTACCCTGCATTTCCTGACCTTTCTGCTGCAGCTTTTGCATCTCTATTTGATTCTTAATAACAAGCGGATTGTTTTGCTGCTCTTGTTGCTGCGCTTGCATAGCCATTTGTTTTTGCGCTGCCAATTCTTTAAGCCAGTCGTCCACCATTAACTTCAATTGATCAATTCCGCGTATTTCGATGTTATCAAGCAACACGGGTAATCCTTTCTCGTTCATGAACTGGTCGAATAGTTTTGACGTTCCCATCAAGCCTAATAATTGCTGTAAAGCCTTGGACTTTTGAATTTGGAACGACACACCCGCTTCTACTTTCACGTTTAATACATTCGCATCGTAGAATAACGGCACGCCATCTTTTTGGTTTACCTTCACATAATCATGCTTGCCATCAATCCCCATGATAGGAACCGTGCGGGGCGTTTTGTAATACTTAGGTATCAGATCAATAATAATTTCCGCTATTCTTTGTAGCCCCTGCAGGAAGCCCACAAGATAAGGCATAGCAGCAGCATTGGACTGAGTAGCGGCTTCGACAATAGCCACCCCGCTAAGCTGATTGTCATTGATCCCCAAAGAAGCATCATAACTACCAAGTATGTTCTGAATGAGTGAATCGGTTGAAGCAAACGTCTGTACGACTTCTGGAGGAGTTGGTACACGCTGAACCTCTCTAATAGGGTTTGGAATTGGTTTATCAGGGTCTTGCTCAAAGAACGCGTTAAACACCATATTAGAAGGCTTTTGTACGTCTTTGTATGCCGCTAAGAAGTCCATCTCTTTCGGTAATGCTTCTTTAGCCACAAGGAATTTATGCTGGACGATATTTTCCATTTCGTTAGCAAGCGTAATACCCGCAAAGTTTTTAAGCTTTTGCGCGCCCTTGGCATGGTAAACATAAGGACGTGTCATTTGCTGAACGGCACCGGATGTTTTCGGGTTCTTCAACATAATGCTATTACCGTCAAAAAATACTAACGGGAAATAAGTGAAGTCGGTTTCTGTATACTCTATGACTTCGGTCTCAATACAACGATATCGACAAACGGTTTCAATCTGCGTCCAGCGTGATTTACCTTTAACTGCAGGGAGCTGAGCAATAATGCCCATGCGATCCCATTCTTCACCCATGCTTTCATATTCTTTCACCGTCATGACTTGGTTATTAACCAGCTGAAGAATTTTAACCTCACGTTTTTTCTTTTCGTAATAATCAGCCACCATTAATATCTTTTCGTTACCGTTTAGATATGACCAGTTATACCCGGAAAATGATCGGTTAAAGCTAATCCTATCGGTATTAACGCCATGAAATTCGGGGATGTCTTTGAAGGTATCTAAATCATAAGGGCGCAATTCAAAACAGAAACGACCGTCACCTTTATGCGAATAACGTGCCGTTTGATCGTAGCCTACTAAGCACGGGTCATAGCATCGATCAAATATGAGGATTTGGTTCATACTCATAGGGTGCGCCCAATCGGTATATAACTTACCGGAGGAGAAACCACCGCTATAAATATCCTTCATAATTTCCCAGCGCACATGTTGGTTTTTCGTATCGCGTAATAGATGGCGAACGTGTTGCTCAACAACGTGAACGGTTAAAGGATCGGCTTGGTCTTCATCTTCGGAGGCGACACTAATTGCGGGCTCTTGCTTTGAGAATTCACCCATAAGCCTTGATATATAGGCTTCGGAAACGTTGAATTCAATTTGCGGCTTTGAGAGCGTAGTAAGTAAGGTAATATCATCCTGTGTTAAGGATGTTTCAAAGACGAATCGTCGGAACTCATTAAAGCGATCATAATTAGGCTTGAAAGCTTCATAGGAGTTCTTTACATTCTTCTTAATACTTTCGAGTTTATCCTGATGTATTTTAGCTACTGCCATGTGCTTTCTTCCTTAAAAAGTCGACCCGATGCTGTCCTTGCATCATCGTTGCAGCTAACTGATTATAATCTACCTTTGACGCTACTTGGTGAACAATTATCTTATCAATGAAAGCTGCATTAACAGCGTCATAACACGTGTCCGCAATATCATCAAATCTATGAGTGTTATTGGCGGTGATATCAGTCATGTGGCTTAAACACATTTTCGTATGTTTTGCAAGTAATGGCAATGAGACTTGTTTAGCTGCAATGTATTGTTGCATATCAATAAAACGCTGCGTCTTTGATCCCGACTTTGAGGTTCTATCGATACCAATAACTTTAATGCCTTGTACGTTCTTTAAAACAGAAACTAACG